TCTAGGTTTTAATGGTGAAGAAGTTAGACTTTATTCTAAAGAACTTATTAGACAAGACTTAGCAAGAGAAGCTGCAACAGAACAAACAGGTAAAACTCCTCCTAAAATAAAAAACTGGGACTTACAAATAAGAAGTTTGCAATTGAAAGCAACTCCTATAGATGCCCCTGAAGAAAGTAATCCTCAAGTTAGATTAAAAAATAGTCTGCAAACTTACTGCTTTAATTTAAGAAGAACAAAAGATAAAAAACAAATTCTATTTGGTAGGCCTTACCATGAAGAAATTGACAAAATTTTATATGTTAAATTTATGTTTGATCCTTTTTATAAATTTTTAAAAACTAATAATTGGGAACCTACAGAAAATATTACACATCAAATGATTAAAAAATTATCTGGTATATCTAGAGAAAAGTTTCACATTAGTGATGAACAAAAAAGATGGGTTTACGTATTAGATTCTACAAAATTTAATTCTCAAGAAATTAAAGGTGGTGAGATAGATTTTGAACAAAACGATAAGGTTCCTTATTAATGTATCCTTATAAAAAAAGATATAAAATATTAGGTGGTCCTGGTTGTGGTAAAACAACAGAAATACTGAATATTATAAATAATTATTTTAAGGGTGGTATGCTACCAGAACAGCTTTTAATGGTAGGTTTTGCAAAAGCAACTGTAACTAATTTACAAGAAAGATGTATCAATGAGTTAAAATTTTCTGAAAAAGAGGCTGAAAGTATAAAGACAATACATAAATATTGCAAGGATAAATTACCAGGTTATGATGTTTTTTCTTCTCAAGCTAAAAAAGAATTTAAAAATAAAATTAAGACAGATCCAGATAATTGGATTATGTTAGATGATACAAAATACACAGCCACAGACAATGAAGATGATATGGCCACTTGGACTGAAGCTGAAGACAAAAAATTTTCTACAATTCATACTCTCATAGGACAAGCAAGACATCAATTAAATAAAACTGTTGAAGAGGTTTTAGATTTTAGTGACCGTACTGACAACTTTCAATTTTCAAAATTATTGAGAGGGGAAATATCTTATTTTTATAACAACTATTTAAAATTTAAAAAATTAAATAATTTAATTGATTTTGAAGATATGTTGGAGAAAGCTTTAGTGCCTAATATTGAGTTTCCAGGTTATGAAGTCGTTATGGTAGACGAAGTGCAAGATTTATCTAAATTAGAATGGAAAGTTATTTCTAAAATAGGTTTAAAAACAAAAGAACTATTTTTAGTTGGTGATGACGATCAATCTATTTTTGGTTGGAAAGGTGCTGACCCTAGAATTTTTTTAAAATGGCCTTGTTCAGATAAAAAAATTTTAGGAAAAACATATAGATTACCTAAAAAAATATATAGATTAGCTCAAAAAATTATAAGAGAAATACCAGACAACCATAGATTAGGTAATAAATATGCATGTGATAACGAAGAAGGAGAGTTAACAACTATAAATAATTTAAGTGAGTTAGATTATATTATTCATCCAGATTCAGAAGCTTTTTTTATGGCTAGAACGTGGAATAACTGCCGTCTTTTTGTAAGATATTTAAAAGATAGAGGTATTATTTGGGAAGAAAAATCTAGAGATGACATACGTTCATTTGTATCAAGTGTTCCAAAATCTGTGCGAGAAGTTTTAAAGACTTGGGATATGTTAAAAAATGGAATAGGTATTCGTGGGCCTTACATAGCAAAACTAGCAGAGGTTCTTAAATCAGGTTTAGTAAAATACGGTATGAAACAAGCGTTAACAGATAAAAATTTGTGGCCTAAAGAATTTACTGATAAAAATGTTACTTACACATATAAAGAAATACAAAAACAATTTAAAGTTTTAGCAGACATTAATAAGGAATGGTATGAAGTTTTTAGTTTTTCAACAAAAAGAAAAGTAACAAAACAAAGACCAAACGCTTTATTTCAAGACGATGATGATTACAACAGTTATTTAAAATTTTCTTGGGAAAATGACAAAACATTATCTAAATCTAAAATAAGAGTATCTACAATACATGGTTTAAAAGGAATGGAAAGCAGTAATGTAATCTTATCAAATGATTGGGGTTATATAGGTTTACAAAATTACAATTCAGGAATAGCAAGACTTGAGGAAGAGGAACTTAGGTGTTGTTATGTGGGTGTTACAAGGACTAAAAAATCTTTAGTGATTTTTGATCCATTGTTACAAAGAAAAAGCAATACATTTCCTCTACTAGGACCACAAGGATATATAAATTAAAGGAGTATAAAATATGAAAAAAAAAAGTGTATATAAAAAGCAAATTGGAGGAAGTCACTACCGAGATATGGTCGTGCAGCCAAGTGAGTTTGTAAACAAGAACAGGTTGCTTTTCGCAGAAGCCTCGGCTATAAAGTACATATGCAGACATGCAGCGAAAGGAAAAGAAGAGGACATCGATAAGGCAATACATTATTTAGAAATGATAAAAGAGAGGGATTATTCATAATGCAAAAACCATTATTTACAGCACAAACAGAGTGGGTTTGTCCGGATCATTTTCCAGACTTATCTAAATACGATGAAATAGCAATTGATTTAGAGACTTGGGATCCTGATTTAAAAACAAAAGGATCAGCTTCTACAAGAGGAGAAGGAGACGTTGTAGGTATAGCTATAGCAGTTAATAATTGGGTAGGTTATTATCCAATAGCCCATCAAAATGGTCCTAATTTAGAACGTAAAAAAGTTTTAGAATGGTTTCAAAGTGTTTTAAAAACAGATTCTAAAAAAATATTTCACAATGCAATTTATGACATATGTTGGATACGTCGACTAGGGCTCACGGTACACGGAACAATTATTGATACTATGATAATGGCTTCATTAGTAAATGAAAATAGATATAGATATGATTTAAGTTCTATTTCTTATGCTTATACAGGCATGCGTAAAAATGAAACTGTGCTTAATCAAACTGCTAAAGATTGGGGCATAGACCCTAAAGCAGAAATGTATAAATTACCAGCAATGTATGTAGGTGAGTATGCAGAAAAAGATGCAGAAATAACTTTAGCTTTATGGCAAGAACTTAAAAAAGAAATAATACATCAAGATTTAGAAGATATTGCAAAGTTAGAAACAAGAGTATTTCCTTGTATTTTAGATATGAAATGGAATGGTGTAAGAGTAGATGAAGAACAAGTATCTGTATTAGAAACTAAATTAAAAAGAACTTTTGATGAATGCCTTAAAAGATTAAAAGATGAAGTTGGTTTTTATCCAGAGGTATGGGCTGCTGCTAGTATTGCAAAAGTTTGTGAAAAATTAAATATAACAGATTTTGAAAGAACAGAAAAAACAAACAAGCCTTCTTTTACTAAAAATTATTTACAAAGGCATAAACATAAATTAATTAGATCTATTGCTACCGCTAGAAACGTAGATAAACTTAGCAATACTTTTTTAAACTCTATAAAGAATTATGTACATAAAGGCAGAATACATGCAGACATACATCAATTAAGAGGTGATCAAGGGGGAACTGTTACTGGAAGACTAAGTTATTCTCATCCTAATCTTCAACAACTTCCTAATTATTCAAGTATTGGCGCAGGAATAAGATCTATTTTTCAACCGGAAGAAGGTTGTAACTGGGGTTGTTTTGATTATTCACAACAAGAACCTAGATTAGTTTTACATTTTGCTGCTATGACTCCTGGTATAACAGGACTTTCATCTACATTAGATGATTTTAATGAAAAAAATAGTAAAGCAGATTTCCACAAAACTGTAGCAGATATGGCTGGTATAGAACGTAAACAAGCTAAAACAATTAATCTTGGTTTGTTTTATGGAATGGGTAAAGCAAAACTACAAACTCAATTAGGTATAAACGAAAAACAAAAAGCAGAAGAATTATTTAATAGATACAATGAAAAAGTTCCTTTTGTGAAACAGCTTATAAAAAATGTTATGGATAGAGCACAGAAAAAAGGTAGGGTAAGAACTCTTCTTGGAAGGATGTGTAGATTTGATATGTGGGAACCAAAACAATTTGGAATGCACACAGCAATGACTTTTCAACAAGCATGCGACGAAATAGGCCAAGGAAATATAAAAAGAGCATTTACTTACAAAGCTCTTAATAAATTAATTCAAGGATCAGCTGCTGATATGACAAAAAAAGCTATGGCAGATCTTCATGATGAGGGTATAATTCCTATGGTGCAGCTTCATGATGAATTAGATATTTCTATTGAGAGTGACGCTCAAGCAAAAAAAATAAAAGATATTATGGAAAATGTAGTTGAACTTAGTGTTCCAAATAAGGTAGACTATGAAATAGGAAGTAATTGGGGTAGCATAGATTCAGAAGAAGATGAGGAATCAGTTGATGAAAACTTTTTTTAAAAGATTAAAACAAAAATGGGAGATATGGTCACTTTATTATAGGCAAGAAATCATCTGGTTTGTTGTAGGATTTATAATAGGTGTGATCTTAATATGATAAATTATGGCTTATCTAAATGCAAACATTCCAGTGGAATACGCACAAATAAAAAGGGAGTATCTTTATGACCTTAGAAAACATCATGGCGAAGTTGAAGACTGTATTATCTTCGGTATTAGCTCTCTTACA